CCTGGTAGGCACGTTGCTATTTTTTTTATTATTACCTTTAGGGTCTTTAGTTAATGCGCCTTTTCTTGCCATAATTATACCTGCCCACCTAAATCGTAACGTATTTCAAAGCCATAAATATCTAAGGTGGTATTCTTTATTGCACCACCAAACCGCACCGCCGCACAATGCCCCTGCCCCTTAACTGCATACCTGTCAAACGTATATTCTACATCGGCAGACCAAGGACTTCCCCAAGGGCTTCCCCAAGGTGTAAAGGTACTTGTAGGAGTTGTAACGCTTGTCACTACCGTTGACCTCTTAAAGTCAGTATCTAAGCCTAAACTAAGGGTCACGCCTTTTTTGACTTTTAGCAACGGCCTTATATCTTTAAATGCTTTGTAGTTTCCTCTACTACCATAAAAGCTAAACGCAGTTCGTCCAGCAAAAGTAATAGCTTGGCCTGATGAGGTGGCGGTAATGGCATCAGCCTGGCCTGTCTCGCCTTTATAAACTATGCCGGTTAAAGAAGCATAGAACGGATGCTCAAATGCGTAACAAGAAGAGTTAGCATGAGCCCCATCAAATAGTCTAAAAGTAGTCCAGCCTTTAGTGTCTAGCGAGTACACTAGAAAGTAGTTCTCAGTGCTGGATTGAGGGACTGAGATATAAACCCGCCTACCTCTAGGCCATACAAAGCCAGACCAATCATGCGAAAAATTAAACGTTTCAGCGGCATTGGATATAATAGGATTAACCTTGCCGCTTACCACCATTAAGGCTGATGCTGAATCGCTTTGAAATAGTGCTGATATTGGTACTATACCGTCTTGAGTAACGATCCAAACGTCAGCATCTACTCTGATAAACGCTCTAAATCCTACCGGCTTGGCTATGTAATAATGAGCCACCAAGGACCAATCTGAAGGACCAGTACCGCTGTAGAAAACTAGCTCGCCCTCTGAGCTACAAGCAAAGAACAAGTCTTGAGAGGTAGAAGCTGTTTGATTAGTGTAGCTACCAGCGAATAGCAAGTAGCCACCTTTGGTCATTACATACTTAATATCTAGAATCTCATCTAGCTTTGGAGAGCCTCCGGTTCCAGGTACATCAACTGAAGCATGTACCCAAACGGACATAGAGTTTTTCTGGACAAAGTAAAGCCTTCGCTTGTAAGCCGCTGCTGAAACTAGATTGCTTAATCCAGCGGAGCAGGTAAAGGTTACGTTAGCAGCGTTGCCTGTGCCGGTATAAACTTGAGGAATATTTATGCCGTTACAAAGGTATAAGTTGTTGGCAAATATCTCTGAGTTAAACCGGCTATCTGTATGCGGTGTTGCGTTAGTTACTGTCGAGACTGTGCCGTCTGCTAGTATTTTATAAAGATTGCTATCAGTAGCAGCGATAAGATGCTTAGTTCCATCAGCAAGGGGAAGCTCCCGCATAAAGTTAATAGGGCTTGCAGGTATGCTAGTACCGCCAGTATTGAATTGAGTATACCCAAGTCTAACCGACGGTGCCCCCGCTCCAGGAAATACGTTTACCAACTCCAACGCAAAGGATGGATCCATATTGTCTATTGGACTTACTGCGTCCAACCCTCCGTAAGGAGGTGACATTGTGAACCCTTGAAATGCCATTAGTATTTCTTCATTAATTGTGCTGGTAGACGAGCATTAAACTGCTGCATCTGCTGATTGTATTGGTTCATAGCTTGCTGCTGTGTTCCGTACACACCAGGGCTTAAACGATACCTTCCACCCTGATTGGCTGATGCTTGTGGCATCTGCGGCATTGTCATTGGCTGGCCTAATCCGTTTTGTATTTGACCAATATATGGCTGATAAGAATTAGGGTTGTTTGGGTCAAATTGTGGAGCAGATGCGCCAAAATTAGGCATTTCTCTAAAATTATCTGGAGCTACACTACCTGGATCTACCGCAACATTTCCTGCTATTTCGCCCATTCGCGCTCCCGCTCCGTTACCATATCGATTATTAAAATCATTTAATTGCTCTGGAGTAAGTTGATTTGCCCCAATTAAAGAAGATGGCAAAGTCCCTAAAGATTGCGCTGGAGGAGCTTGTGCAGGACGCTGTATTTGTCTTCCCCCCTTAGTTACAAGTCCACCGCCAGCACTACGATATACGCCAGGAGATAGCCTTTCTGTAGGTTTATTTTTAGGGTCGTTGCGTAATGCTCCACTTAGTTTCTTGCCACGCTCGCTCATTATTTATTCTCCTTAGTCTTGCTGTAATTTATTCTTAACGCTTCCTTAACCGTTTTAGCTGGACCAACCTGTCCCTTGTCGTTCATGTACATACCAGGGGATACACGAACTACTTCGCCTTTTGGCGGTTTCTGTGGCTTAGGTGGGGTAATGCCTACACCTGCTTGTTTAGCAAACTTTGATTTGCCCATCATGGCTTCAATGTTTGCCATTACTTCCGCTTCGTTTTTAGCGTTGCTTGCAGCGGCATTGACTAACATTCCTGTATATTGACCAGGAAAAAACTTAGCCTTTGGATCATCTGCTCCGTATATTCCCCGAATCATTGGGTCTATTTTTTCAGATGCAAACTTAGCTAGTGGATTAGAATAATCTACATCCCAAGCATTACGAGTAGTCTTTTCATCTGTGTTTTTGTATTTAGTCTTACCGTCTAGTCCAATGTTAAACTTAGAGCCATCGGCAAGAGTAACCATGTAGTCTTTATCTGCTACGCCTGACTCTTTTAAGTCACCACGAAAATCATCACGTAACGCCTGAGCATTAGACTTGCCTGAAGTCATCATAGCGCCAATCGAGCGCTTACCCATTAGTCTAAGTGCGATATTAGGAGCAGCTCCAAAAGCTATGTTAGCTCCTTGATTAATCCAATCAGCACGATTGCCACGACCACGCACAATATCTTTCATGCCTGATTCCCAAGCATTATTTATTGTTGCCGCCGCTATAGCTACTGGCAAAGCAACTGAACCAATAGAACCTAATGTAGAAGCTCCTCCAGTAGCCCCTAAAGCACCTTTGCCCCCTAGTAATGCAGGTTGCGCTATGGCTCCAGGAACAGCAGCAGCCCCACCTGCTCCAGCAGTGCTAGCCCCTACTTTTGCTCCGGCGGCACCCGCACCACCTGAGCTAAATAACCCACCTATGTTTGGGAATCCTCTCATAGCTTCGTTTGTTATTATGGATCCAGCTATAGCGCCTCCAGCCTGAGCCAATCCACCTTTTTGCTTGGCTGCGGCCTCTTCTTCAGCAATTTGCTGCGGTGTCTTGGGTTGACCAAAAACACCCGTAGTCTGATCGTAAGCTTCTCTATGGCCTAGCCCCTGGCTAGTCAACCAAGCGTAGTAAGCTCTAGGATTACTTCTAGCAAACGCCGGAGCGTTAGGATTCATCGCTTGTTCATTCATTATATCCAGCTCCCAAATGCAGCTATTCCACTTCTTGCAAACTGAGTAGGTCTACTAAACCCACCCGCATAAACCACTTTACCTGCTTTAGTGCGGCCATACTCTTCATGCAGTTGCATATCAAATTGTGGCCTAACACCTTCAAGTCCATGTATCTGAGCAAAGCGCTCTAGTATGCCCTGCTCAAGTAACTTCTCTTGAAATATGCTTGTGTCTGTATCGGCTCTAAACTCGCTGTACGGGCCGTTGTAGTAGGTCCATGTCACACTACCATCTGACACACTTCCGCTTGTATGCGTCGGTGCTGTGGCTCCTGTAGTGCCTCCAGCCGTAGTTGTATAGTAGTTGCCATTAAATATGCAGTAAGAGTTGGCAGCAAATGCGGTAGAAGTTACCCATGTTCTAGGGACTACCGACCTATCAGCTATGTACTCAAATATAAGTACTTGCCCTGCTGTGTTTGCTCCAGGGGTAGGGCTGATAAACAATTCGTTATTACCTAACCCTCTAATCTGAAAGCGTTGGTAAATTGTAGGCATTAGTCCATAGCCCTGAAGCTGTGCATAATCCTGCTCAGAGATAGGGCCAAGGACACGCCACCTAGTGCTTTGGTTCCAGAACGTCTCGTACTGGTAACTAGAAAAAGCCGCCGGTAGAGGGTAGGTTGACTGCCCATCTACCAGCGTTATCGAG